AAGAATGTTACAAAGTTCATTTGCTGGTGAATCAACAATAGAAAGTTCAATTAGTTCATAGTTCTTAATAAATCTTACGGTCTTACCGTTCGCCTTGTTTACTTCATTATCTGATTCAATAATTTTTCCGCCAATTGAAAATCCAGATAGAGTTCCGTCTAAAACTTTCTCCCAGGTATCTTGTGCACCCTTTGAGATGTATGCATCTACGTAGACTCCGTTAAAAAACTCTTTTGACTTTGGATCATAAAAAGTTTCTGGCTTAAATGAAACCATCTTTCCTACTGCATTTGATCCGTGCATTTCACGAATGTTCCCACGGAAATTTTCGAATGCTTTTAGGCTTGACTCTGAAGTTACAACATCTCCTGTTTGATCAATGTTGTCTAGAGTAGCAAATCCTGAGACCGTTCTTTTTTCACGGTTAACCTTAGTAAAAGGTACCGACAAATTAATGACGTTTCCATCACTGGTCCATAAAGACTTTTCAATGTTCATATGCTTAATTTTATAGCTTTCTACGCTATAAAGCAAATAACAGTTGAGTGGACCTAGTCGACCCGTCTTCCTTCGCCCTTGGCATTTCGGCCTTCTCCCACTTTATCTGAGGAGGATGCGGATCTTTCGGAATCTCGGGCCCTGGTTTTTCCAGCGGTTGCTTTTTGATCAGCAGCCTCTTGGGGCTTTAATTCAACCATTTTATCTCCGCCCTCAACAGGTATCATTCCTTTTCTAATTCTAACTTCGTTTGGAGTAATTACCTGCATTCTTAAATATCTTTCATCTATTTGAGATTGAGTGTCTTCATCAGTTAAAGTTAATTCATTAAACTTTAAAGTTAAGGCATCTGTTTTTTCATCAAATATTGCATTAATTTTTTTCTCAAGGGTCATTTGGGCTGGGCGGCAAACCTGCTCTTTAAATGTTTTATCAGCATCTCGGGCTACTGCTAAATTAACTCCCTCTGGAGTTCCAATTTTATTAATCGGCACACGGTGAGCTAATAGGATTTCGTCTCTATTTGATTTACGATATTTCTCAAATGATCCTTCTTGATTTCCTGCTTCAATAGGCTCCATTTTAAATTCAACTTTTGAGTCTGGGCTATCTGCTGGAAGTGGAACATATAGGGATCTGTGATTTTTTCCCTTTAACCCAACTTGGAAAAATTCAAGCAATTTTCTTTCTGATTCTGGAGAAAGCTTTGCGCCCTTAACTGTAATAATATATCTTGGGACCGCTTTGTTTTCAAAGTAATCTAGATTGTAACGTCCAGATAATTCATTTCCAGCAAGGGCTACCTGTGCTGCAATGATGTCTGGAATTCCATAATAGTTATTCATGGGTGTGTACTTCTTAAAATGAATAATTTCATTTGGGCGATCTTCTTGACCAGCGATTGGGTTCTCTGTTTCGTTCTCGCCAAAGTTATTAAAGAATACAGCCTTGCCATACAGCAGTTGAATGAAGCCATCTCTAAGTCTGCGAACACGCATTGTCTTTGCTGGGATATGCCCAATGTACCCAATGTCTCCGCCTGTTGTTCTTCCTACCTCGATATAGCCATTTCCTGTTGCTTCAAGATCTGTATAAACCTTTATCAATGTTTGTGTAAATGTGTCTTCGGTATTCGTTGTATCTAGCCAAGAGTGTAGATCTTGACGAAGCTTATTTAGCTTTCTACGTGCTCTCTCAAGCTGCTTGTCATCGGTAATGGAATCAAAGGCATCATTTGTTTTCTTTGTTTCAATAAAGTCATATCCTAGGCCAACAATATTAGCAACCTTTGCATTAATTGCTGCATAGTTATATGTTGAAATTTCATAGATCTTTGAAAGGTACTCTTGGTTGTATGGAGGCTCAATAAGATCAAACATAGCGTATCCGCTAATTGCTTGTGCTAGCAGGTTTTGTTGTGTTCCAGTATCTTCAATGCCTGAGAATGATTTAGAAAACTCTCTATTAATTCTACGCTTAAATGATGACCCGAGACCTCTAAGCTTTTTGATGTCTTCTAGGCCTACTGCAAACGGGTCGTTGTTTTTTTCATCCTTTTTAAAAGAAAACCAATCCGCTGTATTTGATATGTCGATAATGTTTTCTGAGTTATCTTCACCGAGAAATTCTACTGTCATTTTAAACCACCTATTTTTTTTATTTCGTCTTTATAGTTTCCGATATCATATGGATCTGGAACTAATCCCCAATTGAGTCTTTGCTTTTGATACTCGAACTCTTCGTCATCAATTTTACGTCTTGCTGAAAGAAATTTAGGCCCGCCTTGATGTATACCGAATGAGCGAACCTCTCTAGCCAAAGCATCGATGTTGGGTCTATTTCCTTTTTTGGACGTGATTGAAAGAAAGTTCCCATCGTCGTCTCCAATCCATCTACCGTCAGGCATCTCCCAGACGTATATGCCTAGGATCGATTCTTCTTCATTAATGTTATATTTAGCCTTATTAATATCCATAGACATAAATCATACCATTATTCTGTGCTAAAGTCTAGAGTTTGCACAAGAGATGGACAAAATTATAGGCTAACTGACTCTGGCTCTACCACAGTTATAAAGAACGGGGTCAAATCTTCACCTAGGGCGGACTCTTCAATTCCAAAAGCGGTGTCATTTATTTGATTTACGATATTTCCCGTATATAGCAAGTAGTGATTAAGCTTAGAAGATAGCGGCAATGCATTTTCATATACGGCAAGATTGTTATACATATGCCCAGATCCAGACTTGGAGTCATTTTGATTTTGATTAAACTTAAGATTGCTGTCTGCCGATGTAAATTCAATGATTATATGGTGAGGCGTATTTACAGCCATGAAGTCCCATACGTTTACTGCGGATGTCCTATTTATACCATTTACATAGATTGAGGATATTCCTGCTTTTGTTATAACCCCCGCATTATTCCATTCATACCGACTGGCTAATCCGCTTACTAAAACGTTGTCGTCGTACTGGGGAGTAAATATAACCTCTACTGTTGAAATTGCTGGGACGTTATTTAAAGAAAAGCCGTGTCCGTCATACATAGTAAGCCCATTGTTTTTATTGTAAGACAACGTCTTGCTATTTGTTTTAGGCAAAGAGTAGTCATAATTTGAAGATATGTAGTATCCCGAATTGTCGCTGTAGAAATTCTTTGAACCGTAAAAAGCAATGTCTAGAGATTTTAAAATAGGTAGATATCTGGTGGCATCGTCAGATGATAGAGTTACCTTTAGATAAATAATATCTGAAATTTGATTATCGTTTTTATTAAAGTATGGCAATGGCGATCCATTTGTGCAAGTTCTCCATGTTATGTTGTCTATGCTTGCCTCTACTAAAATTCCTTTTACGTCATTTTCCCAGTGTACCTGTGAGCTAGTAATTCCTAGGTAGTTTGGCACAATAAAATGATCTGTAAAAGAAAAAGATTTGGAACCTACTGCTTCTGGTATATATACATAGGACTGATCGGTAGATAAATATTGACCATTAATATTTAGTTCGCCCCATAATTTTGATACAGGATAGGTGTATGAAAATTTACGTTGCATCGACTCGGTGTTCATACTAAACAAATAGCCATTGTCTATGGAAACTATCTGAGAAACGTTAACCTCTTTTACCCCTTCATTATAATGACTTAAAATCTGAGAAGGCGAAAGAGCATATCTATAAAATCCTACTGAGTCTATTACAAATTTTCCTGTAGAAGGACCACTCTTAAATGTTTCAATGTCATTAGAAAATTTATAGTTGTCCATGGACGCAGTATCTACCAGTAAGCCATTTACATACAGGGACAAAAGGCTGCTCTGAAATATGCCTACTATATGAATTGCTTCGGAATTAGATACTGTATGCTCTGCTTTATTAGTGCCAACTTTAAATATAATATTTCCATTTTCATAGAATATCCCAGTGTTTGTAATTGAATCTCCTACTATTGTGGCAGTAGTATTATAGGCTGGAAGCACGGCCCAGGCCTCTATTGAAAAGGTGTTGTCTTTATAATTTTTGTTTGCTATTCCTTTTGGGCTATAGGTAATTTCAGTAAGTGGCAACATTTCTGTTCCTCTTATTCCTCCCGCCACCAAGGGCATTATTTGCCTTAAAGATGTCGAAGAAGCAGATCCATTATTTAAGCTTCCAGAGTAGTCGTAAACAGAGATTCCACCTATCTGTGCATAAACTAATCCGCTATCTTTCAAATCTTGATATGTAGCAAACTGGGACAACAGCTCGGTGTAGTCTGCTATTTGCCCAGACTCTACTTCATCTAATAAATAAAATGAGTTTGGAAAGTCGTTTAAGACTATGTTTTTATATGACATTCCATCCTCCTGTTTTAATTAAAGTGCTGCTATTTGTGTTTGCTTTTCAGCAATAAGTGTAGTTAAAGTTGCAACAGTTGTATCGTCTGGATCAGACTTTGCATTTTCAGCAATAAGTCTTACTTCAAGGGTATACATCTGATACTCTAGGTTTCTAATTTCTGCTTGAGCAATTGCTGCTTTCTCATCATTTGTTAGAACTGTGTATGTTGGCATTTTATTCTCCTTCTTCTATTTTTGTTTTTTCGGATTCAACGGCTTGAATCTTTTGATCTATCGACTCTATGCTGAGATTTACTTCAGCAATATCCTCCTGAGTTGATTCAGGAGTAATTTTATTTGTGCTAGTATATTTGTTACAATTAAGTTCTTTTATATACTGATTTAAAATAAAAACTTTTTCTTCTTTTGTTATCATATCATATACTCTCATTATATCCAACTAGACCAGGGGCCGTCAAATATTGCAAAAGTATTGTCATTCTGCCCATAAAGTCTGCATCTCATATATCTTGCGCTGGCGCTGTATGGCAAATCTGTTGTTGATCTAACCCAATAATTCCAGCTATATCCATTTACTGGACCCCTTGTCATAGATGTTGTATAGTTTATTGTACTGTTAGCAATTGCAGTTCCGCCTCCTTGAGCTGTTCTAACTTCCCACTCAATTCCGAATGGTGTGAACGCACCGCTAAATGATGGGTTATCAATACCCCATTTTATTTGAGTTGAAGTTCTTTCAAACTGAACACTTGGCACACCAACTGAAGGGGGCGCTGCTGTTGTAGTTGCTGTTGCAGTTCCGTCACCTCCATAGCCATATCCTGTTTTATTTGCAGCAATTGTTACATAGTATGGTGTGCTTGCAGATAAACTTGATACAGGATATGAGGTATTAGTTGTTGTTGTATTAACTATATTTGATCCCCCAGAAGATGTTCCAACTTTTACAGAATAAGAAGCCGCTCCCGATATTGCGGTCCATGAAATACTAAATGAGTTGTGAGTAATGCTGCTTGTAGATGGGGATGGTGTTCCTGGCGCAGTGTATGCAATTGCAGCTGATGTTTTGTATGTCCCATAAGGGGTCCAAACATTGTTGTCACCTGAAGCAGATATATAAAAATAGTATGTGTTTCCTTCGCTACCTGAAATACTATAGCTTGCAGCAGTTCCTGTCCATTCTGGTGAATCATAGGACACAGCGGGGTCTAAAGAAATTGAAGATGCGGTAGTCCAATACACTCTGTACTTAGTTGCATTTGTTGCTCCGCTCCAAGATACAGATAAGTTTGAAGTAGTTGCACTTCCAGTAGCCGATGTAGGGGATGTTGCGTTAGGTTGAACAAGGTTTCCGCTGCCCGTTCCATAATCGCTTCGTGTTGCTGCAGCCGCTATGGTAGATGTCACTGATGATCCGTATCCTTGAGTAGTTGATGATCTAGGGTATATAGTAAAATTTCTAGCATTATCGTCGGGAGGATTATAAGCATAACTTGTTACGTTACCCACATTTCCAAAAAAAGTACCGTTAACGTAAAGATCATAAGATACTGCACCAATTGCTGATGGCCAACTTAAAGATATTACCCTAGTTGTATTTACTGCTCTTACTGAAAATGATGCGTTACCTGCAGTTCCTGTACCGCTAAATGTTCGTGCTCCAATATTAACACTTGGCGACCCTGCAGATCCTCCCGATGTAGTTTCATATGTGGTTGCATTTGATATAGAGTTCCAGGATCCGCTGTAGCTTAAACCATTTGGGGTAAATGAGACTGTTGGTGTAGAAACTGACTGTGTTGTATTTGAACCTGTTAATGATGTGACGTGTGGGAGCATTTGGGTTCCAGTAGTAGAAGAAGTTGTTGTGTTACCTCTTTGATTAGTAGCTCGTACTTTAACTCCAATCACTGATTCTGCATCTGCTGCAACAGTCGTATATGTAGAAGATGTCGCTCCAGAGATGTCTGAACCTGCCCTAGTCCACTGATATGTATATGATGTTGGAACATATGCATCATTTGAATCCCATGAGCCTACAGATGCGCTATATGTACAACCAAGTCTACCGTTAAGTCCTGATGATACTGTTATAGATGGATTTGAAGAAGAGGATGGAAATTCTGGGTAGTTTATTAGCCAACTTGTCCCATTATAAATCCAAGCTTGCTTTGCGGTTGCCCATGCTGAACCATTATATATTTTTAATGATTTTTGATTTTGCCATGTAGTTCCATCATATGCTTTTATAGTCATATGTTATCCTAGTAGAAAATATATAAATCGCCAGCTGCAGTGCCAGTTGGTGGCGTTCCAGTTGTGTTATAGAATATTTTATTTGAGTTTGCAGTATTTGTTCCGTTTGAATATGCTGTAGTTGCTACAGTTGCCCATGACTCTGCCGTTCCATTTGTAGTTAGAAATTTTCCAGAGTTTCCAGACTGTGCTGGTAAAGAATATTGTGCAACCGTATTCCATAAAGTTGAAGTACCATTTGTGCTTAGGAATTTTCCAGAGTTACCAGATTGTGAAGGAAAAGTTTCCCCTGTAGGACCTGTAGGTCCTGGCACTGTGCTGTTAGCGCCTGTTGCGCCTGTGGGACCTGTAGGTCCAACAACTGTGCTGTCTGCACCTGTGGCACCTGTAGCGCCAGTTGCGCCTGTTGGGCCTAGGCTAGATACTGTAATAGATCCTGCCATTGATGGGTGGTATTCGCAAACATAATAAAGTTGAGGTGCATTAAAAGGAACTTCAAATATAATTGTTCCGTTAGCTGTTCCACCGTTTGTTACGCCCGTGCTAAAAATATTTCCTGCATTATATGCACCTGAAGATGTTTGAATCCAAAACGGATGCCCCACAGCATTAACATTAATTATATATCTGTGACCTCGAATAAAAGATAGAGTTGGATTAGTTGCACCATTTATTGTGTAAGATCCTCCCGCAGGGGATGTAACGGATAGTGTTATTCCGCCAGAGGAACCTGTGTCTCCTGTGGCTCCTGTGCTGCCTGTGGCTCCTGTGCTGCCTGTGGCTCCTGTTGGGCCTGGGACTGTGCTGTTAGCGCCTGTAGAACCCGTAGCACCTGTTGCGCCTGTGGCTCCTGTTGGGCCAACAATTGTGCTGTCAGCGCCTGTTGCGCCTGTTGCGCCTGTTGCGCCTGTAGCTCCTGTTGCGCCTGTAGTAAGTCTTTGTAGAGTCCATGCTGTGCCATCCCATATCCAAGTGTTCTGGCTACTTGTAAATAATTGATTTAATGAGGGGCTATTTGGAAAGTCTATTGGCATGATATCTCCTATACTCCCGCAATCGCTTTAGCTTCGGCTTCTGTTAAGCCTAACGCCTGCAACTTACTAAGAGCTGAATTTTTTGCTTCTTCTTTATCTAAAATATCTTGTGCTTCTTTATCTTCTATTGCTTTAATTGCATCGCTTAACTGCTTTGCAGTTGGAGTTGGATATTCTTGACCCACCCAAGTTATCATAGATATGTCATCATTTACCATACTAAATACAGCATCTGGATATAAATAAAGTATTGCGTTAAAGTTTTTCATGCTAGTATCTCCATTGCTATAATTTGAATTGGGTTTCCACTTGGATTAGCACCCCAGTTATTTGCGCTAAGGACATTGTTAATCTGAATTTTATAAGTTGTTGCACTTGTAGTTGCTGGAGAATCTATATACTGAATTGAATATTGAGCATAGTTTCCAGTATTAACTCCCCCACCATTTGGATAATAAGTACCTAGTACTGCTGAAGTTAATGATGTAGCATTTTTTACAAGTTGAACCAAACCAGATTGATATGATGGACCAGAGCCTAAAATTAAAAATGATGTCATTACAAGAATTTTACTTGTTGAAAGTGTTGGGGTAATTGTTACAGATAATCCGCTAACATCTACATATCCTGCTCCACCTGTTGAAGATGTAGTATTTGATGTTGTAGCACTAACAACTTGATTTATTTTTCCTCCGCCTGCGCCTGGAAGGCCTGTGGCTCCTGTTGCGCCTGTCGCACCTGTTGGTCCTGTTGGGCCAGCGACTATACTGTCTGCTCCTGTAGCTCCTGTTGCGCCTGTCGCACCTGTTGCGCCTGTTGCGCCTACTCCTGTTGCACCTGTTGCACCTGTTGGTCCTGTAGGACCTGCAACTGTGCTGTTTGCACCTGTTGCGCCTGTTGGACCTGCTACTGTGCTGTCAGCGCCTGTTGGGCCCGTTGAGCCTGTTGGTCCTGTAGGACCTGTTGCGCCTGTGGACCCCGTTGCACCCGTAGAACCTGTAGGTCCTACTATTTGTCCAACTGAACTCCATGAAGATCCATCCCAAATATAAAGGTCTCCGTCTAGTTCAACAATTCTTCCATCATTTAAAGTGTTGCCTGTAGATGGCAAAGAAGGTACTGTTGCTACTGAAGGCTTTAAGTTTACAGCAACTCCTTGAGTTCCTGTTGCACCAGTTACGCCTGTGGCTCCTGTAGAACCTGTAGCACCTGTTGGGCCTGATAAAGAAGAACCAGTTTCTACCCAAAATAAATCGTAGTATGTATAACTTTTTCCGTTATCAGTATTAAACCAAGCTTGTCCAGATACTGGATTAAGTGGTGGAGTTGAAGAAGTTAAAGAGAAAGTTGCTTGAGAACCTGTTGAGCCAGTTACGCCTGTGACTCCTGTTGCACCTGTTGGTCCTGTTGGACCTGGGACTGTGCTGTTTGCACCTGTTGATCCTGTTGCACC